GCATTTCACACCACCTAATCCAACAACAGACACCATGCAACGTGCATGGAACTTCAGAAGGATGCTCGCAGACGTTGACTACGCCGACTGCGCTAGCGTCCCCGTGGAGACCCCTGTCTACGCCGCTGTAATCGGGACTGTTACCACGACACTGTCCCAGCCCGGCAACCATGAGACGGTGACCAGAGAGATGTACCTTCACACCCTCGCTACGCCACAGTTTGTGGCTTACTGCAGAAGCGAGTACAGTGAGGTGTACATAGACTCTGAGATGTGCATGGTCGGGAAACAAGCCGGAGGAGACAAGCCTGGCTGGGATCTCGAAGCACATAGCGGAGAGAGGTGGTATTCAGCAACCACCTACCGCAACAACGAGGATGGATCCATCACCATCTTCCTCACTTTCTGGGGAGTGAGTGACGAACACATGATGAAGGAGATAGACTCTCTACCCAACACCAAAGTCGGATGGGCCGTCGGAAATGAAGACTTCAAACGGATGGTCGACATGCAGCCCAGATGGACAGACTTTCGGTACGCCGGCGAGCCGGGTCAAGCAGGAGTAGCAGCTATCGCCAAGTTTTTCGGGCTCGAGAAACTGCGAGAAAACAGCTGCGTTCAGTGCATTCACAGACTGCATCTAGGATACGACAGTGAGATGATCTACTACACTCTCGTAGACCACCTGGTCCCGTGGGCGCTGAGGACAAAGCTAGCTGACGTGGACGACAGAGTAGTCCACAGCCTAGATCCCAGAGGCATGCTGGACACCTTGGTTGGAGTCGGAAACCAGCCATTCATGCTGAGGAAGGTCAGCTTCAACTTGAGAGTCCCAGACTTCCACGGACTCCGAACCAAGTACGACTGGATGGCCTACGCACCAGTGCAGTACAACCCTGCCACGATCATGTCCGGTTGGAACTTCCCAGGATATGCCCGACACGACTGGCACACCGGAGAACCCAGACTGGCGAGGTTCGACCTACATGCCCCAGACGTAAGCCATCTGTTCAAGTGCATCATCGCCCCCCAAATTGCACAGCTATTCCTCAAGGATGAGGCGTACACGGATTACACGCAATTCGAAAACGCTTATATAGCCGGCAAAATCGAACAGGGCAAGAACAGCAAGAGTCGAACAAAGAAGGTCAAGGCCCATGTGCTCAAGGACAAGAAGGCGGAATACGTCAAGAAAGGGAACCAGCAGATCCAGGAATCCCGAAATGCCATGAAGAGGGTCAATCACCAGATGGATAAGGCAAAGAACTATGCAAAACAAGGAAAAGGAGATCTGGTAGCCAAGGTCACGGCACAGATGACCGAGGACAAGGAGATGTCCGATGACGCCAGAGACGCTCAGGAGGCTCGAGATGAGTGGGATTCCATGATGGGAGAAGGAGAAGAAGAGGAAGACGAAGAGGAGTCGGAGAGCGCCGAAGAAGCTCCAAAACGTGTCTGGGATGAGCTGACCAAGGGCAAACCAGCACCACCAAAAGTCGAACTCAAGCCTCTACCTGAGTTCCTAGAAGCCAACGTCTGTGAGGGAAAAGAGATCACCGTGATCAACAAAATGGCCGTGCTGAAGAGCTGCAGAAGGAAGTTCTACAGTTCAACGAACACTCCCGAGAAGACTTATCCCAAGATGGAAGCGGGAGACGCTCGCCGAATGCTCAAGTCCAGGGCCAGCTATGCTAAAGAGAGTTTCGTTAGCAATGGACAAACCTACTACGTGGTCTCCATGCCCAACGGGTTCTGCTTCGACTTCGTCCGTCTAGTAGGAACTGACACCTGGGCCCAGTCAGATGCAGCCACAGTGCAATTCGGAAGCTTCGTCGAGATCAGCCAGATGCCATACCTGGAAGAATTATGGCTGGAGAAAACTTCCAAAGACGGAGAGAACCCCTGCTTCCACGCCCACGCCGTGATGACAGAGAAGAGGTATTTCGCAATCCTAGGATACGGCGGCTGGAGCACTGAAGGAATCCTAGACCGAAAGACCCTTAGCGAGGGCAGGAACGACCACTGGACGTACGACAGAAATGCAGGATTCGTCAAGACGTTCGGAGCCAACCTGAGTGAGGAACTCATCATGGCACTCGGAAAAGCAGGAGTCAAGTACCGGATCCTAGACGCCAGCAACAACATGAAGATAACCGCTCACGGCGGTCACGAAGACATTCGAAGAGTCGTCGACTGCATGCATGCCAGAACTTGGAACGACGCGCTAGAGTCGGCATGCAAGCCAGAGTACGACAGGTGGATCGACGTGGGCAGCAAATACGCGGCTGTTGCCAAGATGTTGTTCAACGCTCAGGTCATGACGCCCTTCTTCGACTGCGAGATCAACTTCATCCCGTTCAGACCAGCGGACACTGACTACAATCGCGAGTACCACAGAAACAACGAATCCAACTATCACGAATCATACCTCGGCAAGTATGTCGTGATACCTGTGAAGAACAAGTGGTTGAAGATCAACTTCCAGGCCGTGAGGACTAAATTCCTAAAAGAGGAAGCAAGCCGGAAAACTGACATCCTCACGTTCGTGGATTCGCACTACTACAACAGAGGAAATCCACTGCTTGGCCTGAAGATCTACTCAGGCCTAGACTTCCCTAAGGCGGCAGGAGTGTACCGCTTGAAAGGCGACACAGCTGTGCTGAAGATCAGACAAAATGAGGGAAGTCCGAGCGCGTCCGTGGAAATGCAGACAAACACCAACACAGTGAGCTACGAACATGATCTAGTCGTGTGCCCAGGAAGTAAGCTCGTAGCCCTGGACGAAAACGAATTCTTCAAGTTCTTCTACGGAGCTAGCAGAGAGCTGGAATTCGTCAAAGGCTTCAAAGTCCAAGCCGAGACCAAGAGAGTGGACTGGGCGTTCGAGAGGCTGTTCCAAACTACGACAGACCTAAGCCGACCTGCAGCAATCAGACTCGCAGGCTTCGATGCGCTAGACGTGAACGCCTATAAACCCACTGGTTGCGACTACCGCATGTACGCAGCTGACAACTTCGAACTGAACGACCCGACGATGAAGACCGTCAAAGAAGCAGCCAGAATCGCTGGAGTGAAGTACTCCGGAATCAGTCTCCTAGCAGCCATCAGTCTCGAGGAGAAGAAGAAACGAAACTGGATCCTGTACGCAGGAGCAGGGATCACAGCTGCTACCTACTTGTGCCAAAGAGTAGCAGACTACACCACATACTGCAAGCTGTGGAGCGAGATGTATGCTTGCCAACTAGCCGTCGCAGCACCTATCTCTAGAGTGCTGAACTCTGTCGCACCACAGGTCGCCAACATGATCGAGGTGGCTAACAACTTCAGAGTCGACGAAGCAGCTCAAGGCTGGACTCGCGCACTCAAGTACGCAGCCACAGGCAAGAGACCCGGAAACTGGGAGAAGTTCCGACGATTCGTCACCTGGAAGAAAGAAAATACCGACGGAGTGACGTACTGTGCCAAAGAGGCCAACAAGCAACTGCGACTGGCAGGCGCGATATCGGCTTCAGCAGTCGAAGACTCGAATGTGGCACTGGCCGAGATGAACGTGGCAGCGGGAAGACTGGACGAAGCCACTAAGCAGTTCACCACGATGAAAGGAGTCATCGTAGCAGGAGTTGCTTGCACTCTCCTGTGCTGGGTGCTGTGGCCTAAGATCAGCGCATACACCAAGAAAGTCCTCGTGGCTGCGGGAGTTATGGAAGACAGGAATCTCTCTGTCAGTGAAGAAAGAGAACTTCTGAAGGCCCGGATTGGTGCTTACCAGCCAGACTGCGACCTAACGCAGCACAAGCACGTCGTGCACAGAGACAACCTCAAGATGGAGCTCGTCTTGGACAAGTTCATCAACAACCAGCCAACCGCTTTCATCAGGACTCAAAACAACCGTTTGAAGCTACAGAAACCTCTCAAGACTCTTAAGGTGAACAAGAACTTGATCGAGTTAAACGTGGACTTCGAAAAGATGTACCAAGACCACACTAGGCAGATTCGCAGAGAAATGCCTCAACCGCCTCTAGCGAGCTTCGAGTTCGTAGTCGACGGCAAAGTCTCCAGACCTCACTGCTATGACTCGAAAAACATAGTCAACCTATTGATCGCGCTGTTCGATAGACAACTGGGAACCTTGCTCATGCCCCACCCTCACGTAGTGCAAGATTTCGAAATCTTTGTCAGACAGGACTTGAGACAAGTAAGCTGGACGTATCGGAAGATCGAGGGCTATAGAGAATGGGTCGAAGACCACGACGGCTGGGACAAGAAGAAGAAGAAATTGTACATCGATAATATCAGGTATCAGATGGGAGACAAGTACGACGACAAGTACTTCAAGAATGAGTACGACGGGAGTGTCAAGAATCTCGAGATGTACCACTCAGAGGAGCCTATGATGGCAGAAGATCTCATCGAAGGAGTCAGCGATAGACCTAGGATCATCATGGTCCCAAACGACAGTCTGAAAGGGGTCATTACCTGGATGCAGAAGATCGCCTTCAATGTGCTGAAGGCCGCCTACCCGGAGTTCGTCCACGCTGAGAACAGCCAAGACATGTGGGCTAGAACCTGGAAGAATATCAGCTACCTAGAAGACCCGGTGGCCTACTCGATGGACGGAGGAAGTCACGACAGTCACCAACACGCCAGTTTAATTGAGGCAGTCGACTTCAACATTTGGAAGCTGATGGAGCCTCTCATCGATCAGCATCTTCGAGACCACGGAGCGCAAAATCCGGACAGACTAAAGAAGAACATCATGAGAGTACTCCTGTCCACAAAGGCTAAGATCAACATCAAGAACAGCCACGGCAGAAAGTATGGAACTGCTGTGATAGATGGAACCGTGTTCAGCGGAAGCCCAACCCTCACGACGCTCGGAAACACTATGAGAGTGATCTTCTATCACAAGTACGCCGCAGCTGCAGCGGGACTGCAGGAAAAGGATTACGTCCTTAGAGTCGCCGGAGACGATGCCCTGATGTGGATATCAGGAAGATTCTGCAACCAGTACGAGGGAGCCCTGCAGACTCTGTTCGCCGAGAACAAACAGAACAGGACGAAAGGACTAGGCCAAGTCCTCGAGTGGAGCAGAAACCCCTGGTACAGAGCTGAATTCTGCTCTAAGATCCTTGTCTGCAAGACAGCAGACCCCACTAGCGCTCACTGGGTCAGAAAGCCTGAATCCATCCTTAGAAAAGGACAGAGATACTATGGCACACAGGCAGACCTCATCGAGAGTCCAGAGAAGTATTCCAATGTGTGGGCAACTGGACTACTCAATGAGACAAGAGGACCCATCTACCTGGAGATCGGACTGATCAGAATGGCCATGAGCAATGGCGCCAGCGCAGAGGAGTTCAAGAAGAAGATTTCTGCATTCAAGGTCAAGAACGACCTAGCCCTACACCTAGAACAGGAGTACATCAGAGAGTTTTCATTCTGGATGGGCTGCAGTGAACGTCAGGGGAGACAGTTCCACAGACTTCTTAATGAAGTTCTGATAGCCTTCGACGGGAGAAACATGCCCTTCGGAGTTGAAATACCCCACCCTAGAGAGTTTGATTAACAATCTCACTCTCTTATAAGTTTTCGAAATATCGCTTTATGAATAAAAATTCTCGAAAAGCAAAACATCCGCAGCTAAAAGAAAAGAAAAGCTGCAAGTTTCGAAACCCATCCCCAGTAAAACTGCGATACTGGGGCTACCTACGCCCGTGCCTCTTCCGAGAGGTCGCAAGCTCTATGATTATGAAGTAGAGCCGGGACCGCCACGAACAACTAACAGGGATAGTCGTGTGCGGTGAAGAACCCCTTAAGTGGGCCCTTGAGCTGTAGATTCAGTGCGTCTGGAGTGTGGAAACTCTGGATTTAAC